ACAAGATGGGCTGATGAAGTAATAGAAGAATGTGCCGCGTTTCCAGCTGGTGACCATGATGACTTGGTTGACTCAACCACGCAGGCGCTGTTAAGATTCAGACAAGGTGGATGGATCAGAACAACAATGGATGATTGGGATGATGAACCTAAATACAGAAGACCAGTCGAGTACTATTAAAGGATATTAAAATGGCTATTGAAAAACCTATGGTTCCGTTTAAAGACGATGACGATGTTATTGATGAGGATATAACTGTAGAGCTAAAAAACCCTGATATGGTATCTGCCGCAAACCCTGATTCAGTCTCAATAGAAACAGAAGATGGTGGAATGATAATTGATTTTACTGGTGAGCAGGTAGATCAAATTATGGGTGATGGATTTGATAGAAACTTAGCAGAAGAAATAGACGAAAATGATTTGCAGTCTATGGCTAGTGAGCTAATAAGTAATTTTAATTCAGACAGACAGTCAAGAAGTGAATGGGCAAAAAGTTATGTCAAAGGTTTAGATCTTCTTGGAATGAAGATAGAAGAAAGGCAGCAGCCTTGGGCAGGGTCATCTGGAGTTTTCCATCCTATACTCACAGAATCAATAGTTAGATTTCAGGCACAGGCTATGGGAGAAATATTTCCTGCATCTGGACCTGTAAGAACTAAAATAGTAGGGAAGATGTCTGTTGAAAAAACAGAGCAGGCAAATCGAGTAGAAAATGAAATGAACTATCTTCTCACGGAAGAAATGACAGAGTACCGTGATGAGACAGAGCAAATGCTTTTTAAATTACCTCTAGCAGGATCGGCATTTAAGAAAGTATATTACGATCCTATCATGGAAAGGCCATGCGCTATGTTTGTTCCAGCAGAGGACTTTGTTGTTTCTTATGGTGCATCAGATCTTATGACATGTGAGAGATATACACATGTTATGAAAAAGTCATCAAACGATATTGCCAAGTTAATGAATAATGGTTTTTATCGTGATATAGACTTGCCAGACCCAGAGCCTGACATGTCAGATATACAAGAAAAATACGATGAGCTTGATGGCGAGTCAGCAACCATAGAAGACGATGACAGACATACTCTTCTTGAAATGCATGTAGATATGGAGATGCCAGAACCTTTTGACGATGAAGATGGAATAGCCAGACCATACGTTATTACCATAGATAAATCTTCTAGAGAGGTGCTGTCCATCAGGAGAAATTATTATGAAGACGATAAAAAGAAAAGAAAGCGACAATACTTTGTCCACTATAGGTACCTCCCCGGGTTGGGCTTTTACGGTACAGGACTTATACACCTCATCGGGGGACTTGCAAAAAGCGCAACGTCAATCCTTAGACAACTTATCGATGCAGGAACGCTCTCGAACTTACCAGCCGGTCTTAAGGCTAGGGGTCTTCGTATCAAAGGTGATGATTCGCCTCTCATGCCGGGTGAGTTCCGTGACGTTGATGTCCCGGGTGGTGCAATTCGTGATGCTATTACTTTCATACCTTACAAAGAACCAAGCTCGGTCTTGTACCAGTTGCTCGGAAATATCGTTGACGAGGGGAGAAGGATTGGCTCCGTTGCGGATATACAAGTCGGAGACATCAACGCCCAAGCACCAGTAGGGACAACTCTTGCTCTTATGGAGCGCTCCATGAAAGTTATGTCTGGTGTTCAATCTAGACTCCATGCAGCTTTGAAAAAAGAGCTAAGATTATTATCAAATGTTATTAGAGATTACATGGATGGCAAGTACGCATACGAAATGGAAGGTGACTTTGACAGAACCAAAGATTTTGATGACAGAGTTGATGTAATACCAGTTTCAGATCCCAATGCCGCAACAATGTCTCAAAGAGTTATGCAGTACCAAGCAGCATTGCAATTAGCACAGCAGGCACCTCAATTATATGATATGGGCAAACTACACAGACAGATGTTAGAGGTTCTTGGAATACAAGATGCAAAGAGCATTATTAAACTTCCAGATGACATAAAGCCAGCAGATCCAGTGACAGAAAACATGGCAATGTTAAAACAAGAGCCAGTAAAAGCATTTAAATACCAAGATCACGAAGCTCATATTAGAGTTCACATGGCTGCAGCAAATGATCCAAAAATTAAAGAAATTGTAGGTCAATCACCTTTTGCAGGTGCAATACAGGCGGCTTTATCGGCGCACATTACAGAACATGTGGCATTTCAGTACAGGAAAGAGATTGAGAAGAATCTTGGTGTTTCAATGCCAAATGAAGAAAAGCCATTACCAGAAGATACGGAAGAGGAGCTTTCAAGAGTAACGGCAGAAGCGGCAGAAAAACTATTAAAAGAAAATAATGCAGAGATGCAACAAAGAGAAGCTCAAAGACAACAACAAGATCCTTTAACTCAAATACAACAAAGAGAGCTTGCTATAAAAGAGCAGGAGCTTATGCACAAAAAACAAATGGATTTAGCAAAGTTAGAGCTTGAAGCACAAAAAGCTATGATGAATGATAATAATCAAAAAGAAAGATTACAGTCAGAGGATAGAAGAGAGGGCGTAAGAGTTGCCGCCAAACTTGCAACCGATGCATCTAAAGATCAAAAAGAAGAAGCAAAGTTAGTAATGCAAGCAGCAGAGCAGTTACAAAATGAGCAGTAATGAAACTATTTATACACACATTATTAAAAAAGTTCAGGAAGAGATAGATGCTGTCTCTAACCATATTTCATCCGGCAGACCAAATAATTTCGAGGAATATCAAAGACTTGTCGGGAAAATACAGGGAATGTCTATTGCCCAAGATATGTTGCAGGAAGCAGAAAAGAGATTTATTGAAGATTAGGGGTTCCAATTTTGTCAATAGGTGTGTATATTTAAAATAACGTTATTTCAGACGATTGAGTCTGCAAGGTTACGGTGAACCTAAATCGCTGCAAAAAGGATCAGAGATGTACTCTGCAGAAAAAATAAAACTAGACGAAGATACTACTCGCAAACTACCCGAACCAAAAGGTTATAAACTTTTAATAGCTATCCCAAAGTTAGAAGAAAAGACTGCAGGAGGAGTTATTATCCCAGATGCACTAAAAGGATTAGAGCAAACAGCTTCAATTATAGGGCTGGTTATATCTGCTGGAGAGGCTGCATACAAAGATGCAGACAAGTTTCCAGATGGACCATACTGTAAAGAAGGTGATTTTGTTATATTCAGATCCTACTCTGGAACAAGATTTAAACTTAGAGGTGAGGAATTTAGATTAATTAATGATGACACAGTAGAAGCTGTGGTTGATGATCCAAGAGAGTATGCGAGGGCGTGATGGAAAATACAGCAGAAAAAATAGAACAAGAAGTTAATTTGGATAAAGAGGAAGTCGAGATTGAGGTTGTAGACGATACACCTGAAGAAGACAGAAACAGACCAAAGAGGGCAGAAAACACAGAGCCAAATATACCTGATGATGATGAAATCAACAGCTACAAAGGCGATGTGCAAAAAAGAATTAAACAGTTAAAATATGAGTACCACGAAGAGCGTAGGCAAAAAGAAGAGGCCAAACGCCTTAGTGAAGAGGCCGTAACAGCCACACAAAAGCTCATGGAAGAAAATAAAAAGCTAAGAAAAACACTTGATGATGGTGAAGGAGTATTAGTTGAGCAGGCCAAGAGTAGAGTTGAAGCGCAACTTACTCAGGCAAAACAAGAATACAAAGATGCTTATGAGGCCGGTGATCCTGATAAGTTGATAGAGGCACAAGAGAAATTAACTAATGTGCAAAATGAAAAGTATCGGGTTGATAATTACAAACCCCCAGTAAGAGCAGAAGAGCCTGAAGCAGCTCCTCCAGCTCAGGCTCCTGCTCAACGTAAAGTGCAGGAACCAACAGGAAAAGACAAAGAGTGGCTAGAAGCAAATAGCGACTGGTTTCAAAAAGATGACTATGAAGATATGACAGGTTACGCTATGGGCGTACATCAAAAATTAGTAAAAGCAGGATTAAATCCAAAGCTAGACACAGAAGAATATTACAGAAGAATTGATGAAGCTATGGGTAAAGCATTTCCAGAGCATTTCAACAAAGACAAGCAGACCGTTGAGACAGAAGAGGTAGAAGCACCTCAACGAACTGCTGGTACCGTGGTTGCCCCAGTTAATAGAAGTGCAAAAAAACCACGCAAAGTGCAACTAACCTCCACCCAGATAGGACTCGCTAAACGTCTGGGAGTTACCCCTGAACAATATGCAGCGCAACTATTGAAGGAATCAATATAATGGTTAACAGAGACTCACGCACAGAAGATACAAGAGAAAAATCAGAACGTAAGACAACATGGCAAAGACCATCAGCCTTACCTGATCCAACGCCTCAAGAGGGTGTAGAGTTCCGATGGATTCGTACATCTGCCCTTGGACAGTCTGATATGACAAATGTATCGTCAAAATTTCGTGAAGGTTGGGAGCCTGTAAAATTAGAAGATCATCCTGAGTTGAAGATTATTTCTGATGTTGATTCTAAATTCAAAGGTAATGTA